AATTCAATCTAGACATTGGGTTGTGACTTTACCAAAACAAAGTGAGCATAAAAATAAAGATGTCAAATTCGTTAAGGCAAAGGCTGCGTGGGAAGACAATTAAGATCTTTGGACCACCTGGCACTGGAAAAACTGAGAACCTTTTAAAACGTGTAAAACGTTATCTTAAAAAGGGTTATTCTCCTGATGAGATATGTTACGTATCTTTTACAAACAAAGCCGTAAATGAATGTGTAACTAGAGTTAGACAAAAATTTAAAGGTTACGATGAAGATGCATTTAAATATTTTAGAACACTTCATTCATTAGCAAGACAACAGTTTGCAGAGATACCTGTACTAGATCCAAAAGCGGACATGCTGATGTTTCATACACAATATGGAACAATAAAAATTAATTACAAAGAAGGCCATGATGATCAAAAAGTATATAACAATTGGTCTCTACAAATATATGACAGGGCAAGAAACATGAAAGTTGATCCTGTGTGGTTATACAAACAACAATCTAGAAAGTCTGTACGGTTACAACAATTTAAATCTATCATTAATGGATACGAAGAATTTAAAACAATGGAGTTGGAAAACGGACAACGGACACCAGACAGGTTAGATTTTACAGATATGGTACAAAAGTTTATAGACGATGGATTAGTTGTGCCCTTCAAAGTATTAATGGTTGATGAAGCTCAGGATTTAACACCTTTGCAGTGGGACATGGTAGTTAAAATGTCTGAAGGTGTAGAACGTGTGTACATTGCGGGAGATGATGACCAAGCAATATATGAATGGAATGGTGCTGATGTAACTTTGTTTCAAACCTTTCCTGGTAAATCACTTGTGTTAAAAAAATCTGTAAGACTTAATAAGAACATACATTTCTTTTCTAAGTGTTTATTGAACTCTATGGGTGATAACAGAGTGCCAAAAGAATTTTATTCTAATGACAAAGAGGGGGCAGTTTATAGATGGAATGGTTTAAAAAAAGTACCTTGGAACATGGATGGTAGTTGGATGGTGCTTGCAAGAATAAACGATGTAAAAAAAGAATTACAAACAGAAGCAAAAAATCTTGGTCTTTATTATCAAGATCAAAAAAATAATAAATCATTTGATCCAAACCAGTTTTATGCAATACAATATTGGGAAAAAATATGTAATGGGGGCAGCATAAACAGAGAAGAAGCTGTAACCATGTATGAATATTTATTAAATATAGACCACGGATACCGGTCATCGGATAGTAAAAAGTGGAGCTTTGCTCATCCAAATCAAGTGTTTACATTTGACGAATTACATTTAAGGTGTGGTATGCGAGACGAAAAAGGTACATGGAATCAAGTATTTAAAAGAAAGTTTAAAGATAAAGATAAACAATATTTTCAGAAACTTATGAATGAAGGTGTAGATTTAACACAACCACCAAAAATTATTATTGATACAATACACCAAGTAAAAGGTGGTGAGGCTGATAATGTTGTGTTGGCAAGTAAATGTAATTTTCCATCTCACTTCGATAAAAAAAATTTAGCAGAAAAAGTAAAAGAACTTAGGGTTTGGTACACAGGTGCAACAAGATCTAAACAAACACTACATTTGTTAGGCACATATCATCAATACAACTTTCCGTTAGGAAAGTATTACAAACAATACGAGGCAAATTATGGCAGATAAAAATATGTTTGATGAAACATTTCCTGATGGTAAACAAGTTGGGGGATCTCATTATAAAAATTTTTTTATTCAACCTTGGACTTTTATACGAAAAAATAACCTTAATCCTTTTCAAGCAAATGTTATAAAATATGTTTGTAGATATTTGACTAAGGGTAAATCAATAGAAGATTTAAATAAAATAAAACACTATTGTGATTTAGAAATACAACATTTGAAAGATGACAGCTGAGAATAAAATAAGACTTTCAATAATATTAAATCATCATTATCAATGGTGTCTTAAAAATGGGAGAGATGTGTCATGGTACAAAAAAATAAAGAAATTATTTACTGTGAAAAATGCAACCAAGTTCAAGCAGTAGTAATACACAAATATGATTACTATTGTGCTGAATGTTATATTTTTCATTTGGGATTACCAATTAAAACAATGAAAGTTATAGAGGATACTAATTTTAGTAACAAGAAACAATGACTCATCAATTAAATTTTGTATATAATGACAGTGATTGGATAGCTCCAGCAGAATATCCTGATTTAAGACAAGCAAAAGAAATAGCGATTGACTTAGAAACAAAAGATCCAAACTTAAAAACTAAAGGATCTGGTTGGGCAACGTTTGATGGAGGTATTGTAGGTTTTGCAGTAGCAGCTCTTGGCCAACAGTGGTATTTTCCTATTCAACATGATGCAGGGGGTAATATGGATTTATCTATTACAACGGCCTGGATGCAAGATGTTTTAAAATTACCTGCAACAAAAATATTTCATAATGCAAGTTATGACGTAGGTTGGTTATTAGTAAATGGTTTTGAGATACGTGGACAAATAGTTGATACTATGATCGCTGCAGCTTTGATTAATGAAAACAGATTTAGTTTTAGTTTAAATGCATGTGCTAAAGATTATTTAGGTGAAATAAAAAACGAAACATTTTTAAATGAAAAAGCAAAGGAGTGGGGTATAGATCCTAAAGCAGATCTTTGGAGGTTACCTGCAGGTTATGTTGGCTTTTATGCTGAACAAGATGCAGGTTTGACTTTACGTTTGTGGGAAAGATTTAAATCTGAGATATCTAAACAAAGTTTGCATGATGTGTGGGAAATGGAAATGGAGCTGTTACCTATATTGATTGAGACAAGAAGGAAAGGAATAAGAGTTGACGAAGCACAGGCTGCTAAGTTAAAAAAAGAATTTAAACAAAAAGAGTCTGAGGTTTTATCTAGTATAAAATCTCAGACCACACTTGATATAGATATTTGGGCAGCTCGATCAGTAGCGCAAGTGTTTGATAGAATAGGTGTTGATTACCCACGGACACCGAAAACCGGGGAACCTAGCTTTACCCAAAACTGGTTAGTAAATTGTGATAACCCGATAGCGCAACTAATAAGACAAGCAAGAGAAATAAATAAATTCCATTCAACATTTATAGACTCCATTCAAAGATATGTTCATAAGGGTAGAATACATTCAGAAATAAATCAACTAAGATCTGATCAAGGAGGAACTGTGTCAGGAAGACTGTCCTATTCTAACCCCAATTTACAACAAATTCCTGCACGTAACAAAGAATATGGTAATAAAATTAGAAGTTTATTTTTACCAGAGGAAGGCAGACAATGGGGTAGTTTTGATTATTCACAACAAGAGCCAAGAATTGTTGCTCATTATGCTGCATCAACCAATAATGAATTTTCAGGAAGTAAAGAATTTATTGAAGCTTATAAAAATGAATCTGCTGATTTTCATCAAATAGTTGCAGATATGGCACAAATTACCAGAAACCAGGCAAAAACAATTAATTTAGGACTCTTTTATGGTATGGGAAAGGCTAAATTAGCAAAAGAACTAGGCATTT